TATTATTAAAACAAACGAATTAGGAATTGAGCAAGTCAGAGTGCAAGGCTTACCGCCTATAAATACAGATTCACAAGGAAAGAAATTTATATCTTGGATTGAAACAAGTGAAACAAATCTGCAAGAATTAGATGTCAAAGATAAATTTGTTTTCATAGGTTTTACTGCTTCAGGAATTATGCCGACCATTTCTTCCCCTGCTGGACTTTTAGAACCGCATAAAATTCAAACTGCATTAGCAGAAACAATGCTTTTAGAAAACAGTCCTTACATACCAAATTGGCATTTAACCCTAGAAATAGCTATTTTTATCTTTTCTGGGCTGCTTATTTGGCTTCTAACGAGTTCTTTTGGTATTACCCTTAGTCTTACCCTTAGTGTTTTGGTCTTTCTTTCTACAGCTTTTTACGGCTTTTGGACAATTAAACATGGACTTTAATCGGACAATTTATAATTGCAAGTACCTCTTACTATTTCTCCTTTAGAAAACAATGGAAACTTAGAGAACAAATTAAGAACCAGTTCGGTAAATATTTAGATAAAAGAATGGTTAAGAAGTTACAAGACAATCCTGAACTATGTCAGATTAATGGAAAAAGAGTAGATTGCTCAATAATTTTTTCAGACTTACGAGGCTTTACAAAATTATCAGAATCAATAGAACCTGAAAAAGTCAGTTATATTATGAACAATGTTTTAGATGTTCAAGTCAAAGCAGTTAATAAATATTTTGGTGTAACAGATAAATTTATTGGTGATGCAGGTATGTTTCATTTCAATACAATTATTCCTCAACCAGATCACCACGATTTAGCTCTTAAAGCTGTAAAAGAAATCCAAAAAAATATAGCTGAACTTAACAAAAAGTTTGAAGAAGAAAACATACCAAAAATAGCAATTGGACTTGGGGTTAATTCAGGTGAAGTTTTAGCAGGAAACTTTGGTGCATCTGATAGGTTTGCTTTTAGTCTTATTGGTGACCCTTGTAATGTTGCCGCAAGACTTGAATCAAATACAAAGGTTGTTGGTAAAGATGTTTTAATTGGAGAAGAAACTGCAAAGAATTGTTCTTTTGATTTGGTTAAATTAGATGATATAGTGGTCAAAGGTAAAAAAGATAAACTAAAAATTTATACATTTAAAAAATGAAAAAACTATTACAAGGTGTTTTGGGTGCAGTAGCACCTACATTAGGAACAGCACTCGGTGGCCCTATGGGTGGAATGGCTGCTGAAATGATTGCAGAGAAACTTGGTTTATCAGACACAAATCCTAAAACAGTTCAATCTGCATTAAGTAAACCTTTGTCAAAAGAAGATTCTCTTAAATTAAAAGAAGCAGAGTTGCAATTTGAAAAAGATATGGCAGAAATTGGTGTAGATATTTTTGCTCTTGAAGCACAAGAAAAACAAGATGCTAGAAAACATTTTTCAAAAGATTGGACAGCAAGAATAATTGGTATTGCAACAATAGGTGGCTTTCTCGGTTATATATTTTTAGTTACTCTGCAACCGCCAGAGCAGAATTCAGAAGCACTTATAAATCTAGTACTTGGTTATTTGGGTGGTCTTGCTAGTGCTATTATCTCGTTTTACTTCGGAGCATCTAATTCTTCCAAAGACTAATTTTATTTGCTAGTCTTAGGTTGAACTAATAACGAGGAGTATTTATGTTCGCAATATTAATAGATATATTCGGCATTGTTTCAATGGTGGTTTTTATTGCAAGTTTTATTGCTATGGTTACACCAACACCAAAGGACAATGAATTCTTAAGTAAAATTTATGGCTTAATAGATTTGTTAGCTCTAAATGTTTACAAAGCCAAGGATAAATAAAATGTCTGCTGAACCCTTTGTTTACAATGTTGTTTTAGATCGTGTCATAGATGGCGATACAATCAAGGTTTCAAGCATAGACTTAGGGTTCAGTGTATTTTTACAGAATAGATCAATACGAATAGCACAAATTGATACACCTGAGAGCCGAATTAATCTCAAAAAATATCCTGAAAGAACAAAAGAAAAAGAATTAGGATTACTTGCCAAAGCAAAATTAAAAGAATGGTTGGTAGGTGATATTACAATTAAAAGCTATGGGCCTGATAAATATGGAAGAATACTTGCTGATGTTTTTTGTAAAAAAGGAAACATTGCAGATTTACTTAAAAACCATGAACCGCCTTTAGCTGTCACTTACGATGGTGGCAAAAAAACAAAAGTATGGAGTTAAAATGAAAATATCAGAAGAGGGCAAAGCCCTTATTAAAAAGTTTGAAGGTTGTGAGTTGGAAGCATACCGTTGTCAAGCAGGAGTTTGGACAATTGGATTTGGGTTCACGAAAGGAGTTCAAGAAGGTGATGTCTGGTCTCAATCTCATGCAGAAGAAATGTTAGAAATTGAATTAGAAGAATATGAAGAATATGTCAATGACTTGGTTGATGTGCCTTTGAATGAAAATCAATTCTCAAGTCTCGTTTCATGGTGCTACAATTTAGGCCCTACAAACCTTGTTCAGAGTACGTTGCTTTCTAAACTTAACAAGGGGCTATACGATGAAATACCACATGAAATAAAAAGATGGAATAAAGTAAATGGTGAAATTAGTGAGGGGTTAGTTAGAAGGCGACTTGCTGAAAGCCTCCTCTGGTCTGGAGAGGACTGGAGTAAAGTTTGATGGCTTTGAGCAAAACACAAACCAAAAGATTAGGTAGCTTACTTTCTATAATGTTTGAAGATGGCAAACTACCTGAACCAATACTTAAAGAATTATTAGACGAAGATTTTGCTAAATTAAAAGGCACTAAATATATTTTGACTGAAAGAGGTCTGTCGGAAAAAAACAGGTTATGTACTCTCGCAGGGCTAAATATAATGTATCAAAGCGAAAAAGATAGTAATAGAAGCTCTAAAATCGTTTCTAACGAGAAGAAATGATATTAAAGGTGTCTTACTATGGGTTATTTCTTATGACCGAATAGGTCATCAAATCTTAGCTCTACTCTTTTAGCATCAAATTCAGGTTCTAAAAAACCTTGTTTAATTGCATCACATCTTTCAAAGTATGCCTGATTAATGAAATCATTTTTATTCTGTTCATAAGAACATTTAATATCGTATTGAAAAACTTTACTTATCATATCTCTCCTCTTCTTCTGACTTATCTAAAAAATCTTGAAAATCTTTTTTTTCTTTTTCAGATAAGTTGTTCCAGTTATCTTGTATATTATCAAAATAATCTCTAAATAATTTACTCATAAATATCTAGTTTATAATCCTCATTTACCCCAAGTATTTCTCGCATAGTTTTTAAATCTTTTGACAGTATAGAATTTTTCCCAGTAAATTCATCTTTATTAAAAGCATGAATAAATATTTCAACTGGCATTTTAAATATTTTTGGTTCTTCATGACTATTGTAAATTGGACACAAATAAATATGAGTAAACATTTCATTTATTTCAGGTTTAACCCATTCTCTTTTTGACATCGGTATCTCCTGTTTCATAAATAATATATTCGGTTTTTAAATTTTTTTCAGCATAAAGTTTTGCTTGTTCTTTTGTTTTGAAAATAATTCTGGTTTTGTGATACTGACCATTTTCTTTGAATTCAATATGAAACACTATCTACACTCCTTTTCAAATCTTAAATCAATAAGTAAAGATTTTAAATCATCAATAGACTTTTTTAGTTTGATATAAGATTCGTCATAGTAGCAAGAGCATTTTAATTCTTCTTCAATTTGTTTTTTTGTTAGTGTATCAACATCTTGAATTATAGAATCTTTTACCCAATCGTTATATAAATCTTCCATTAAGCTACCTCTTTTTTTTCTGGTAATTTTATTTTTTCAACATTGAGTTTTTCTTCATCATATTTTTTTTCATAATTGGCTATATTACGATCAACTTTTTTAAGTAAGTTTTCTATCCTTTTTAGGTTTGATAAATATTGTTTTTGCCTTTTCAGCAAATTTTCTTTTCTTGCTTTTAGATTTTTATAGTTTTTAGCTACAACATTTTTTATTAAATTATCTTTCTTTTTATGTGGCACAAAGTTTTTGCCAAAAAGCTCAATAATTTTATCAAGCTCCCAAGTCATAAACACATTATATTTATCAGGATAATCTTTGTGTCGTAAGCCGTAATTATGATAAAGCTCGTGAGCGTAAAGCTGAATGATTTGCTCAATAGTTTCAAACTCATTAAGGGATAAAAACATATTCCAACCCTTATTTTTTAGACCAAATAGCATATCTAAAAAGCCAACATAAGCACGACCTGAATGTTTTCTGCCTTTTACTTTATTGGCAATATTTATACTTAATATATCCCAGCCTTTTAATTTGCCAAAACCTTTATGATTTTTTGCAATATAATTATGTACGATAGTAAAAAGTTTTTTTAATTCTTTCGTATCAAATTTAGATGTGTTTTTTACAATTTTCATTTTTTTCTCCTTTATCAATTTGTTGCCATTTATTAATTATATCAATGGCTTCATCTTTTCTTAAACCAAAATGCTCACGAAAATAATTTGGAACACTTTTTAAATCCATAAAATCTGTCCCTTTAATGTAATCTAAAACAGTAAAATAAAATTTTAAGTTTTTCATATTACAACTCCTATCAAAAATCCAAGCATTAAGAATACGAAGTAATTTCTTAGCCTTTTCTGAAAGACTAGATTATGGTTTTTATTTCTGTATCTAAATTTCATTTTTTTCTCCTTAAAAAAGAGGGGTGTTACCACCCCTATCTTTATAATAAAGCCTCAAACTTTGTTTCAACCAAAAGATTTTTGATTTGATCAGGTGTTTGTATAGCACCTTTTTTCTTACAACTATACCAGTTAGCATCTTCAAAATCATAATACTCATCATCATAATCAAACAGCTTAGGGCTAACCTTATACTGGTCAATTAATACTTCTTTGAATTTTTCAAAAACAAAAAGGTCAATAGACTTATCACAATTAGGCAAATAGTTTTCACAATAGGGGTACTGAGCTCTAAGCTCATTCCACAGAACACTCCAATCTTGCTCAACATCTTGAGCTAATTGGTCTTTGATTTCACAGTTTTGGTTATTCATTTTTTTCTCCTTTTCAAATAAAATCCCTTACAGCATAACTTAATTTTTTTATATTGTAAACCCTTTTTGGAATATTTATTTATAATAATCTTTTAATACAGCTTTAAGCATTTGAGCAAACTTGTAGTCAATCTCTTTGCAAGTATTCTTTAAATCTCTATATTCTGATTTTGGAATGTATTGCCATAAATTATATTTTTTAATTAAAGTTTGTTCTTCTTGCCTTTTTTCATTACCAGCTGAATGGCATAAAAGTACATAGAGGTCTGCTTTTTTAAATTTCATTTTTTCTAAAATGGTAGGTCGCTATCTATATCATCAGGTTGATAATCTTCCCAAAGGTTACGAGCAAGAACTTTTCCAATATTCTCTGTAAGATTATAAGCTTCAAAGAATGCTTTTTCAGAACCATATTTAGTATGTAAAAGACCATGATGAAACATACAAAGAGGAATGACATTTCTATCTGACGACTTCATTCCCATTCCTCTAATACCGTCCCAAGGTTTTAAAAGATGATGTGCTTGTGTTGGTCCTTTACAGTTATTACTTATCTTAAGTGTTTTAAAACAACACTGCATATTAGCAACCATTTCTAAATGCTCACGACAAACAAATCTTTTAGAAGTCTGTTTCCGTTTCTTTTTTATAGGTTTTCTTTTCATCGCAAAGTAAATTTGCTTCTTTTAGTTTTACTTTAGTATATTCTGCACCATTTCCAGTTACATTTCTCCACCCACCAAGCTCATATTTCTTTGTATTAAAGGTAATAAGTCCTTTAATATCAGGCATTAAATCAGGTTTTTCTGAATCTGCCCTTTCTTCATCTGTAACTTTTTTTAATAAACCAGCTGATATTGCAATTTCAAATTTATCAGGTTTATCTGGCTGTGAATATTTTAAAATACAGGCATATCTTTCTATTCCCTCAATTTTAATTTTTCCTTTTCTTACAACAGTACAATTAGTTTCGTGCCATAAGCTTCCAGTATTTTCTTTGTATTCAAATTTTTTATCCATTTTTTTCTCCTTAATGCTTAGTAAATAATTTATCGTTTTTCATATCTTCTGAAATAGTAGGCATGAGTTCCAAGAACCTAAAATATTGTTCTTGTGTCATCATTACCCTTATTTCATTATCTTGAATTATGGGTTCATTATCCCAAACCTCATAAAACAAATTCCTTACATCTTCA